ATGTTCACGCTGGTTCTTTTTGTGTGCTACCTGGGTGGCGGTTGTGAAGATATCGTTGTTGATGTCTACAAAACTGAGCAGCAGTGCCTGATATCGATGGACGATCAGCGTATTCGTAACGGCGGATGTTTACCCGCGGATGACTACATCGACAGCTTCTGGCGTCCGGCCCAGGAATACAGCGATTTTTGATTATTGCAGTTGCACCAGCGTCAACTCGCCGCCAAACACCGCACCGGTATCAATATAGTGCAGATTCTCGTGATCCAGCCGCTGACGCAGAGGCGTATGGCCAAACCAAAAGTGATCCGCGCCACGAATGCCGTTGCCTTTATTCATCAGCCTTGTGCGATCCCACAGTACCCGCTGTAAATCGACCTCTTTTTGCCACTGATAATTATCATCAGGGTAATCTGCGTGAGCAATAACGTGTATGCCGTTCTGGCAACGCAGCTCCAGAATCCAGGGTAATTGCCGACACGTTTCAAGAGCGGTTGTCGCCGCTGGCTGCTCCGCCTGCGCAAACCACGAACCGCCATTCATAAACCACAGGAATTGCTCCCCGGTTGCCAGCGCGTCCAGCCCCATCTGTTCATGATTCCCTCTGACCGCGATAATCCAGCGTTTACGCAGTAGTTTCAGGCAACGCAGACTGTCTGGTCCGCGGTCGATAACATCCCCCACTGAAACCAGCAGGTCCTGCCACGGATCAAAATGACACAGGCGCAATTTCGCCATCAATAATGAGAAGCAACCGTGGATATCCCCGACCACCCAAACATGTCGCCAGCACGTCGCTTCCACTCTTTGATAAGCATTGTCAGGTAGTCCCATTTGATCTCCTGTACATAGTTCTCATGCAACTTTAATTTTAGCAAATACATCAGAAAGGCGGGGACGTTTCTATTTATATCCGAGACATAATTATTTATGGATATGTAATCGGGCATCCATTTTAATCCCATTCGCTGTAATAACGACAAGTGGTGTTGGCTTTAAATCGTAACAGTCAAGTATTCTTGAAAGTAAGTCATGAGGAACCTCCGATGAAGCCATAGCTTTCATGACAAAAGATTTATCATTAATGGTCCGTAGAAGCAGGCTATTAAAAACTTCTTGTTTATATGCATTGAATTCATAATAACGCCTGGCTTTACAAAAAGCCTTAACTAACGATTCCCCAATTTGTATTTCTTTTTCCGGATCATGGTCTTTCATAAATCCATCATACCAACCCGCAAGATCGTTAGGGAACACCTCAGCTAATACAAGCATCAATATTTCGATTCTATCTTTTTGCTCGCTATTTAATTTAGAATTATATTTTTCTTGCATAAGTATATCTTTCATAGATATCAAAAAGTTAGACTCATGATACTTTTCAATTTCAATAGCGATCTCTTTCTTTTCCACCAATATTATAGGATTAATACAATTGAAATTAAGTCGTGCATTTATCTTATTACATTCATCTAGAACTACCTTACTGCAAATTTCTATTGGTAGTTCAAAAAACTCTCTTCTATGGTTTACTCTATAAGGTTTTAAGCGAAGATGAATATTCTTTTCTGCTTCCCGATAATTTCCTACTTTACATGCCATAACAACATCGAATGGTAGTGGAACACCGGTCACTCCATTAAACAATTGCTTAGCCCGATGCTCAGGCATGTTCTTTGTAAACCCTATCTTAAAAAGATTATCCTGATATGCATCATTCTTTAAAATATAAACATAACCATCTGAGTCATTCATATATCCATTCCATCTTTAATAATTTTATCGCTATAACCCGTTCATAATAAATCATAATCCTTAGATTATTACCAATTAACTTTATCCGATATCCCCATGGCCATGAAAAAATTAATATACTGTCATTTTCAATAGTACAACATTTAAATCATATCCATCTGCCACGTTACGAGAACATTTGCATAAAGGGATGCAGATAGCACCGAGTCCAAGACCAAAGTGAAAAATGACAGAAAAGTACTTGGATATGGGGGCAAAAATGTTTAGATTGTTGTAGCAGGCATAAAATGCCGCACAAAGAATTTCGTGTGTTTTGGCACCGTGCATTCTAACCTTTTGGTTTATAAAGTACACAAAAAGAGACCGAATACGATTCCTGTTTACAATTCAAACCTCAATAACCCATATACTTCAGTAAGTTAACACCAAAAACCCACTAAAAAACACCTCCTGATACTTACTATTGCAATCATTCAAGATCAATCAGTTGCCATTGGTTTCGTGGCGCCGTCGGGAAATCTTCGGGATCAAAACTCCAGGACAGAAATTTCTACGGCACGCCGTTACGCATGCTATCTGTAATGTGAAAAATCAGGTGGCAGAGCTAATGCAACCAATATGACTGCACGCGCCCATTCCATCAAAGGTTGGTTTGGGAACAGCGGCGAAAAAGGATGTGGGTACCGGATCGGGACAAATCCCGGACATGAGCAAATGGACATCGCTGAAAGCGGATTACGGGTGGCGGTTGACTCCAGACGGATTTCTGGAGCAGTGGGGGCGCGGTAATTATGGAAACGGCGATGGGGATTTCGTCATCCCGTTCCCGAACCGTTGTGTGTTCGTTTTGATTAGCTCAGATCCGAATGACACGTCATATGCTGAGATTTCACAGGCATTCCCTGTCAGTAACTCAAAATTCAGAGTTGGCTGCGCAACCGCAGAGGGTAATAACGTCAATCCGGCGAATTTGACATGTAACTGGTATGCGAAGGGGTGGTGATAATGAATATTTACTTTTATAGCGCGTCAATGAATCAATTTTACCCGACAGTGTTACTCGACGCATACCGTGCAAATGGCGTTTTGCCTGATGATATTAAGCCCGTCGATGACGATATGGCTCTGGAGTTTTTAGGTGTACCACCGGAGGGAATGAAGCGTGTTGTGGGTAGCAATGGGCTACCCACGTGGGGAATGGCAAACTAAACGGACAGTTCAGGCCATTTGATATCGGGGGCGGTTGTCACATCAACCGCCTTCACATCGGTTTTATAAGCCAGCCATGCCGACAGTTTCGCTCTGTTGGTGTCGCTGATTTCACCCAGCATCAGTTCCGTTCGCCAGTCGAGCATTACCGCGTCAGCCTGGGTCAGTAGTTGCTGGCGTACCTGCTCGGCAATGGCGATCAATTCTTCATGGGTGGGCGGCGGGGTATCACCCCATGCAGGCAGGCCGTCACTACCTGCAACTCTCATTTTGCCTGGTTCAGGCGTGGCGGTGAACTCACGAAATACATCCTCAGAAACGGGTGCTAAATCATTGGGCAGAGTCCCTGCATTTTCATATGCAGAAAGCAAATCATCCGGATAAAACGAATTTGTAGATGGTGAATACTGGTACATTTTAGTGCCTCCTTACCAGCCAATAACGATATAGCGACAGCTAACCTGCCCAGCTCGCGAACTTAATGATGGAGCTGTTCCTCCTGATGCGAAGAAGCCGTTCCAGGTAAATTTATCTAATGGAGTTGTGCTGTTAAGCGTTACGTATGATTGCTGGTTTCCAGCAACCTGAAAGCCAATCGGGATTACCTGAAAAACCTTTTCCGGGAATGGAATAGGGTATGAGGTCTGAGATGTGGCTGATGGTGTGTTATTTCCCTGTCCCCATTGAATGATGAGTGTCTTCTTAACACCTCCAATGATAGCTGGGACTTTCAGGTAGCCATTGGTATCAAAAACGCCTGTCATTGTCCCTGCCAGAGCCAATTCTCCCAGACCAAGGTTTGCGAGACCGTTTTTTGACGTTAATACAGGAGTCCATTTTGCTGATGGCGGCTGGCTACCAATATTTGCATTTTGTAAGGACTGATAAGATTCACCGTTATGTGTACAGATCGAACCGATATGGTATTCCTGCCGTGCATGCCACTCTGGAACCCCCATTTGGTGCTGATACGCAATGAACTGACTCATTGCATACATTGCCGCATTGAAGTCCTCAAGCGAGGGGTGTTCGGAAGCGCCAACAATGCCCCATCCGCGAAGGAAAGATGCCGTGATCTGCGAGGTCAGGTCATCCGCCTGATTTGTTCCACCAAACACGGTTCTTTCCATTCCCTGTGCATCAGAGGCAAAAGCCCGAACATTTCCCTGATATCGTGCAATCTTAGACATGGATTTTCCTCGAAAAAAATCCGCCCTGGTAGGCGGTATTAAACTTGCTGGCGAATCCTCTGGTCGAAGGGTTTCGCGAGAAACCGAATGTCAGACCAGGAGTCACCTGATAAAAATAATCGTATCGAACGCCCGCAGGTTTCGGCAGCAGGCCAAGCTTCACAATCAGGCGTAACTCTTCAACTGATACCCGCGGCGAAACGTTCAAAGCAAGCGTCATGTCTTTTCTGTCGGTCACGTAAGCTTCGCCGTTGAAAGCCGTCTGTATAACATCCTGCAGGCTGACCCGATCGTCTGACGCTATCGTTGCACCTGCGGCGTTTCGCGCAATTTTGACCCGAAGGAACCTGCGATACTCATTGTCAGCCAGTTGATAGTCACCATATGCCGGGGAAAACTTGCTGTAGAAAGGTGCTCCGACATACGCGGCATTAGATTTACTGTCGAAGCCCGCGGTATTCAGATGTCCTTCAAACCCGAAAAATACACGTGCAATAACAGCCGGCACACTGCGGGGAAGGCCGACTATCCGGCCAATAACATCAAGCCGGTATCCGGTAACCCGGTCGAGATCAAAGTTATCTGGGTTACGAATAAAATCGGCGATGATTTGCCAGTGCCTGAGCATGGCCTGTATCTCTGACCTTGCATTTTTCTTTTCCCAATATTGCTTGATGAGCATTAGCGTGTAGCGGTTAATGATGTCGTCATTCACTGGACCACCTCGTTAACGTCTATATTTTCCACACTCAACGTGAACTTTCCCTGAAAGCCTGGCGATAACTCAGCATCGGTGTAATCTGCCCCATTACTGCTAATTTGCAGATTGGTCAGCACAAAATTTACCCGTCCTACCCCATACCCATTCTCATAAAATTCATTGGCATCCACAGACTCACCAATATGCATGGTGCGTGATGCAAGAGATTTTTTGAGAGTATCGATATCTATCGGTTCGCTTTGAATCTTCCGGCGGGCATTAATCCTGATATGAAGCGGCTTATAGATGGGCCGATCAAACTGAAGTTCATGGGCTATCAGAAATGAAGTGCCGTCAGGCCGAATCAGGGTCTCGGTAAAACGTCCGGTTATGCTGCCTTTCGTTCCCGTTCCACCGCCTTTCTGTTTAACCATCACCTCCACAATTTCTGAAATCGCTCCCCCCTCAACGACCAGCCATATTGAATTGGCCGGGATCCCCGTTGTCGGATTATCAATTTTTGTGTCGTTCTCTCCGATATTCAGATCAATTACACCTGTCAGTTGAGCAACTTTAGCGAAAGCCGCCCCAGTGCTACCTGTTGCCGGGTTCTCAAGCGACCGGTTCCGGCGTTGCCTGAATTCTTCAGGCGTTTCCTCATCCCGACCGACCACAACCGCAGAATCAGAGATAATGCTCACAATCCCTAGTTCTGGTGTGAGTTGAGTGAAGGTGTCGTTCACAAGCCCAGTAACTTTCCCAAAGTTTTGAGCAAAAAAGGTGGCTGTTGTGACGCCCGCCGGAACGGTCACGTCCTGTCGGATAGCCCAGACCTGATTTGCCTGGTCCCGTATCTTGTACCCGCTATAGAGAAGCACCGGCCTGTCTGTTGTGACTTTAAGGTCACGCTGAGACCGGGAGCCGGGGCGCATGAAAAGACCGTGAAGTTTGGCAATAATCTGCTGCATATCACCAGTATTAAAATCGGGGTCCATTTGGGAATAAAGCCATTGCAGCGCGGCTTCAATATCTGCCCGAGCCTGAGCTTCGATTGCCACGCGTTGACCGTCGGGAGATTCCTGGTCCAAATCGATATCCTGACCATAAATTCCCTTATATCCGTCGCTCAGTTCCTGAAATAACTCCCGGAGAGTGTTTGTCTCAAGGCCGTTGTCGCTAAACTGTAGTGCCATTCTTCAACTCTCCGTTGACCGGGAAGGTGATCGTCTGCTGGTCATAGACGGTCTCAATGCTGAGTTCGATTTTTTGTGACCGGGTGGCCTTATTGACCTCCATCGCCAGGGCGGTAATGCGCATAACCCCATCCGTCGCCAGCGTCACACGCTCTATCTCCCGCAGAATCTCCTGCTCGGTGTTTTTTTCTGATAACAGGTAAAGCCAGTCGATGTTGTCATCCATGTTGAGAGGATTATCGTTTTTGAACGAGCGGATCCGGCATTTGGCTTTTTGCGCAATAGCTGCGCCGCCGGTAATATAATTTGCACGCCCGCGTCCAAATCCCCAGTCGTCATCTTTATCCAGTGCTGAAACAATCACTGCGGGCCTCCTGTAGTGCCTCCACTGTCGCCTTTATGTTTATGCGTGCCGAAGTCAATCCCGCAGATAGTAGCCGCCGCAACCGTCAGCCTACCTGCGCAGTTGATATCCCCTGACACCGACAGGTTGCCTGTTATGGAGACGTTGCCCGTAAGATTCAGGTCTCCTTCATGGTCGGTATCTCCTTTCATCATCCGGTTGCGCTTCGGGATGGAAATTGCGGTTGCTTGCGGATTAACGCCACATAATGCAAAACCATCGGAGTAGTCATGCATACGCATTTCAAGTGGTGAAACAAAGTCACTACCGGCATACCAGGCGTCATAGCAGCGCTCAGAAATCAACACCAGGCAGTAATCACCGGCTTTAATCGGCTCGGCGATATAGCTCCCCCCACCCTGTAAAATCACGGGCGGGACTTCGATAAACTCTGGTAAAGGCTTACTTTCACCTTTCACAACCCGGTTGATAACCGGGACGCAACTGATCGTGTTGTCATTTACAACCGTTATTTTTGCGACAACAATGGTGTGAACATCGGCCAAGGCGAACTCAACGCCAAGGTCGATAGTGTCGTGAAGTTCTTCGATCATAAATTAAGCCCATAAAAAAACCTGCGATTAGGCAGGTTTAGTGTCTGTTGCGTCTGGAGTAGTTTTTCTAACTATGCTGCTTCAACGGCTTCCTGAACCTCAAAGAAACGCTGGCGGAAACGCATTGGGTCCTTAATAAACCGTATTGGTGCATGTGCTGAGCCAGTATCACTGATAACCAAGGATCCATAACCAAAGATACGACCAAAAATCCCTTGCTTAATCTGAAGGCTTGATACTTTTTTGATCGGAATTTCTACGGTGTCACGCTTAATAAGCCCGGCCTTGGCAATCAGTCTTTTGTTAGTAATACCAGCCTCGCTAGACCTTAATACCAGATACCCCAAGGGGATCAGCAACAACCCAAACCCAACAGTAAAGGGAGCCAGAATTAGTCCCCATATAATCCATGGGATCAGTGCCAAAAGTGTTACTTTCCCACGGTACAAAACTTCTTCATTGCCAATCAAATTAGAGTCGATATAAGACATTTCCCAAAATCTCCTTTGCAAAGGGAATGTGATGATAGCAAGTTAAATAAATGCTTCCAATTGTTTATAAGTATGAACAGCAATGAATACCTTTATCTAACAACGTGATAATTCCCTGCAGGCTGGCACACGACCTTCTGATGCCACGCAGTACCGTTGTTCTGCCCGCTGGTTTCAATCTGGTATATCTTATAAACCCCGTTCAGTGCGGGGTTCGTGACACTCTCAAGCGCACAAAGACCACCAATCCGAAGCATTGGGTTCAGCTTGGTATCGAATACAAGCTGTCCTTTTGATTGAGGGGCTAGCGTGCTTGAGTCGGTGTCTTTTTTGCCCGCCGGGTCGGAATCAGGCTCATTGGTTGGCGTTTTGGCTTTCTTCCCCCCGTCATCCTGTGCGCTGATCTTCGTTGCCTGAGGCGTGTTTAGCAGGCCACTACGCGCATTCACGACTGGAATGTTACCCGATGTAACCTCATTAGCCTTTAGGATGTGGACGCGCTCATCTTTGATGAAAAATGACTCGTCAGGCGCAAGGGTATCGGTAAGAATTTTACTGGAGCTACCTACCAGAACCCTCGGCCTGATAAGCGCCTGTTGCTTCGTCACAGAGCCTTTTTTCGTGTTTGGCATGTCCTGTAAAACGGAATCGACGACCTGATCCTTACCGCGCACCGTGCGCGATGTGAAGGAATTGATATAGTCGTGACCGCCGTCTTCGCATTCAAGGCTGACGATGTGGATCGCACCTTCACGTTTTACCGCCCCGCTTTTAACCGAACCCTGAAATACCTGGCGCAGCTTGCCTTCGTAACCCACCTCGAGGCGAACGGGGATATACTTCTCTTCATCTTCGGACTTGAGCAATTGCAGGCGTGTGGAGGGCTTTAAACCGTTGATGGACACACTCAACTTGCCGAGTGACTTCTTGTCCACGGTTTCCAGCGCCTTGAATGACACGGTGATCGGTGGCTCAATAATCACGCTCTGGTTGCCAATTCCCACTGTTAGCCGGTAGTCACGATAAAAAGTATCCATTACGGTACATCTCCCCCTCGTATCTCCGCCATTTCTTCTGGTGTGACCATGTGCATTTCGATGCGACCACTGGCGAAGTCATCAGCCCGATACGGGTCAATGCCGGAGCTGTCAGTACAAAGTAACGCGATATCGAAAGGCCAGTTCTTGTGCCGAAAATGAAGCGTTCCCAGCGACAGTTTCACGCCGTCGATGTAATCGCCGTTGTACTCGACGCGCATTTTCCACATTTCTACCGTGGGCAGATAACGAATAGTGACCACAGCCTCACCACGGTCAAAAATCAGAATATGCCGCTGGATAGGTTCGTCAGTGATGTTGGTTATCGGATCCATACGTTGATCTCATTAGAATAAAGATTTCGCCGCCCCTTTTAACGAGGTCATGACTGATTTTGACTGGCTGGTCCCGTTACTTTTTTTAGAATTATCAGCGGGCGTCTGCGCCCCCTTATTAGCAACGCCTGCCGTTTTTGATTTAGCAGCTGCCGAGGGGGATTTGAAATGCTGCTCAATCGGTGCGGTAGTCAGTTGCGTGAAGGTGATTTTTGTAAAACTGGCCTCAAACTTTGTTTCCAATGTCTGATTGTCGGTGCTGATGGTCAGGCCGCTTAATGCCATATTTTCATGAGTGCGATAATCCACCTCCACGGAAATAAGCTGCTTGCCGTAGTAGACCCCCTCAATGAAGTCGAGGAACTGCTCACGGATCCCCTTCGCTCCGCCAGTAGACGGGCTGCCCACCAGACCAAACAGGTCGGCGCCTTTATCAGCCAGGCGTTTTGCCTTTAAGATGGCCTGCTCTGCGCGATCGGCAATCTCATTCATTTTCTGCAACTGCTGCTGCGTCTTTGTGGGGATGTACTCCAGCACCTCACCATACTTCGAATAATCTGGCATCAGGCTAAAAGAAGAGTTTGGTTTCGCATCGACATAGATATCGGCAACAACACCGCTGATTTTTATCGTCAGCGGGCCATTGATAATGTCGTCTGACGCGTTACTGCCATCCTCCAGCACGTCTACAGGAACCTGAGACGGGTATTCAGTAGCATCGCTCACTCGGGCAAACATTGAGAACCCGCCGATCCCTACCTTTTTAACAGTATCTTTGCCAGAAGATTGCGCCTGCATGAGGCCGTCTAGAATTCCCATCAACGCCCCCCTCTGCCGCTCAACCGGTTGGCATCTTTCATGTTTTGTTGCAGGTTATCTGCCGCGGTATTCCCGGCCACAACCGGATCGGATGTGTTGATGTGAATCGTGTTCTGCTGGCTGACATTTGAATTGCTTGTCATACCTCCACCAGCGAGACCCACCGCCGCATTCATGCCGTAAGGAATACCACCAGGACTCATGCCGCCGTTACCGCCGCCAGTTACACCCTGCTGCTGTTCATCCTCACCGAACCCGAAGAATGACTTTGTCGCATTCCAGGCATTTGAAGCAGCGTTGCTGATCGTGTTTTTAATTGTCTCACCGAGGTTTGCGAACAATCCCATCACCCACTGCATAAATTCATCAAACGGCTTTCTGAGCAGAGCGACACTTTCAGTGAAAGATTTCACGACATCATCCCATGCCCCCTGAAAATCACCTGTGACCAGCTTACTCAGCGCGCTAAAGAGCAGTTTGATATTCTCAATACCCTGTTTGAATACCTCGATGATGTAATCGACCACCACCATGACCGCGTCTTTAATCGCCAGCAAACCGGGTACGATATCGATCCCCCAGGTGTCTTTGAAAAAATCAGCAATAACACTTTGGCCGCCCTGCATTGCCACGACCAGGTCATCTATGACAAGGATGATGGCTACTATGGCGGCGGTTATCAGAAGGACTGGAGAAAAGACAGTCGCTAGCACCGTTCGCAGCCCAATAGCAGCTATTTTCCACACAACAAATCCGGCAGCGATTATGGCGATAAGCGGCATCAGGCGCCGGATCATTCCCGCCACTGAAAAAATGATTTCACCTAAATGATGCAGTCCGTTCTTTATCAGGTCGGAGTTTGTGTGAAGCCACTCCCTCATGCCGTCAATGACATCCTTCAGCATGGGAAGAAAACCTAACGCCACCTGTGTGGATACAGAGTCGTAGCCCATCCGAAGATCTTTAAGGGATTTGTTAAACTCGGCTGCAGCATCGGCCTGCTCTGTGGTTACAACACCCCAGTCACGGGCCTGTTTGAGTGACTTATCCAGCTCCTCGCGGCTGAGTGACAGCATCTGCACCATTGATCGGTCTATGCCCATCTTGTCCAGGACAGAGAATTTCTCAGCCTGGCTCATGCCGCGCATTCTATCTGATAACTCGGTGAATGTTTGCGTGGCGTCTTTAACATTGCCTTTGGCATCCTTGAACTGAAGACCCAGCCGCTTGCTAATATCAGCCATTTCACCTTCGCCAGTTGAAACAAACTCGCCAATCCTCATGGTCATTTCGCCGATGGAATCGGTCACTGCCTCCATGCTGGAGCCGTTAAGCTCTGCCACGCGTCCAAGCTCTTGCAGCCCTTCCACAGAAAGCCCGGTCTCGCGGTGGAACTGGACAAGGGGATCGAGGCCGTCAATGATAGAAGTAAACCATGCAGCCATCGTCCCAGCAGATCCCTGAATCGCGGTCCCAAGCCCTGCAAGCAAACCAATAGACGCTTTCAGATTCGCATTGAAGGTTTCCTGCGGCGCCAGATTACCGATAAAACCGAATTTGGTAATAAGCTCGTTAACTATCGCCATTCCGCGCCTTCTCCATCTCGTAGTGTTGAATGTCTGCGCTGATATTCTCGAACTCAAGCATGTCAAACAGCTCTGGTGTGTCTAATTTAACAAGTTCGTGATAGGGGCCGTATCCGGCCTTTGACAGCGCCAGATACATGCTCATGTCGTCGCTTATGTTCGAGGATTTAACGTAAATTTCTGAACGTCTGGAGCTTCTGAACGTGAGTTCATATTGCTCCCGCCCATAAAAGGCAGGCTGATAACCTGAAGCGCTGTTGTGATTAGCATGACGTAATCACCAGGGTAGGATTCGAAGTGTTCCGGCTGCTTGGACAGTTGCACACCGTCAAACAGAACGTAATCGAACATCAGGCGTTCAATTTCCTCGAATCGCTCTGAGTCCAGAAACTCAAGAGACTGCCGCGATAACTCAGATGCAATGCCTGTGAAGAAGGCAAAAACCTTGCGGCGTTTTTTGTGCGTCATCGCTGCAAAGTCGTAGCGGTTGCCGTTAATCTCAGCAAAACCGTCATCGTAGACCGCCTTGATCATCTCGAGTGCTTTTTTCTGCTGTTCTTTAGACATATCTGGCCTTATACGTTACGCACGACATTGCGGTACTCAATGGTGTATTCCATAAGTGCGTTAACGTCCTGGTTGTTTTTGGTTTGCGTCGGTTGTGTGGTGATAGAACCGGCCTGAAGATCGTAGGTTTCCTTCAGTGCCGCGCCGTCGCGCACGAACGACTCTTTAACTGAGCCGTTAAGGACAACGGGGATCGCGGCGTTGCGCTGCTGGTTAAGCCAGATATCATCGTTAGAAAATTTCTGGACACGTATCACCATCACATGCACCCCGGCATCAACACGCCCGGAGATTGTGACGCCGTTATTCGCACTATTGGCGCGGCTTGTAAGAGGATTGGATGGCGTCAGCGTGACGTAGTCCCCCGCAGCGATATCCGTGATGATTCGCCCATTAAGAACGATGGTCGCGGTATCTGCACTGATAACAATCTGAGACATTTACCGCTCCTTATTTATTGAAATTGATGATGATATCGGCACTGTGAACAGCACCAGCATTCTTCACTGCAACCTGAACAACCGGGGATTTGCGTTCCTGCCTGTCTGCGGTTGACTGGTCTTTCAGATCACCGGCCAGCACGTAATACCCGTTTTGCTCGATATTTCGCAGAAACATTTCCCGATCCCCAAAGAAGTCAGGCAGCGTCCAGGCACCCGGATTGAACACACCAGCACGAACAAATCCGACTGTGGTCTTTTCAACACAGTCTTCGAGCTGGTCAACACCGTAGTAAGTTTGCGGGACTTTGGTTGGTGTGGTTTTCAGCAGATTGAAGCTATCCGTTTGCACTGCGTCAACGTAAGCCATCAGGTTGTAGACGTTATCCACAAAGTCATTTGCACCGCTGGTGAGTACACAGGGCACATCCTTAATCGTTGTGTAAATGTCCAGCCCCACACGCTTAGCTTTATCGATCTCTGTTTGCGAATAATCTTCTGCCGGGACATTCATGGTTTTGAGATGCAGGGTTATCGCCGTGCGTTCCCCGTTAAAATTAACGGTATGCGTACGGGCCATATAGCTGATACCAAATTTCCGGTTGCCTGCTTTGCTGTAGAGCATGCGGAAATTACTCTGACTGGCGAGTGTTACCGCCCATGCCGGGTTAGTCTGGTCAACTTCCAGAGCTGCCGAACCGGTAAATGTCTCATACACGATTACCGCGTTCGCTTTAGACCATGAAGCAATCAACGGCACCTGCGCATCGAGAATTTTGTCGATGAAGGCCGCGCCTTTTACGTTGACCTGCGCTTTGAGTTTGCTGAGAGATTCCAGTTGGGTTTCCGGTGAAACATCTGTTGATGCACTGCCATTAGTCTGTGATGCGCCAGAACCCTCAGCAATCGCCAGCAGATCACCAATAAAAGAACCACCAGCGATTGCTTTCGAATAACCAACCACAGAGTCAGCCCCTGTGGATTTGCTGGTGACCACTATACGGCTGCCATCAAAAACAACCGATGCGACCTCTGGCGTAATTTTCGCCTGGATTTGGGCGATGACATCTGCCAGTGTCGCCGCAGTCATGCCATTAATTGCGGTTACATCGTGCTTCGTTCCGTCAATCTCAATACTGAATGACCAGTCAGACTTCTCGCGTAACGCTGGCAGTACGGCTGCCTGAGAAATCTCACCACCACGCAGTACACCGCTGGTCGCTGGCAGCGTTTCCCCGGCAGCATTCCAGTAACCGACGATCAGCGTGCCGCCCGCGGATACCGGGTTAGGACTGGTCCCGAAAAACACATTCGCAAAAGCTGCGGTGACCGAAGAAGCCCCCCAGTCCTGTTCGACAGCGGGTGCGCTTTTGTATGAACGCCAGCGCTCTGCGGTGCTCAATACCCCCGTCTGGCTGGTAATAATTGCGCAAACGTTGATGTTATCGCGCGCCGCCGCACGCCCCTCTTCGAGAAGCGTCACATTAATGACGTTATTGATTGATGCCGACATTTATTTGTCCTCTATAAATTGAAACTGCGGCGTATCGATGCGCAGCGTCTGCTCGTCCCGCGCAGTGGCATACTGAACATTGAAACTCAGGTGAACACGGTTGCTGTGGGACTGTCCCAAGAGTTGCCCCACATCGATGATGTTTGAGACGGCCATGATGGTGAGTGAATGCGTGCGGCGCAGTTCGTTAGCGTGCTGGCTTTCACTCAGCATCAGGAAGCTTTCAGCGTTGTTGTATGCACCGTCCCCGTAAAACTCCAGGACAATCGAGTGGCTCACTGAGGCGCTATAAGTCATCACTTCCGTGTCACCATTAAAGCGCTGGCCTCTGGCCAGAATCGATTGCGGTAGCGATCCGTTGACCACGATATAACTGGTGGAAAAGTCGGACGCCTGCACATTCCGACGGTCGAACTTGATCAACTGCTCGTCGTAGTCCAGAAGGTCACGCACGAAGCGAGCGACCGCTTTCAAATGAGGTTGTGTCATGGCGTTGGCACCAGTAGCGGGAGCCGGGTTTCCTCGGCGATGACAGCGCAGAATCCGTAATCCATAAAATCGGCCGGGGACACGACTTTGTAGTCCTTGCCTCCCTTCTCGATAAACTGACCGGTTTCAATTTTCAGCCGAGCATGAATCAGCAGATACTCTTTCGACCAGTCCAGACTATCCAGCGTCAGATTCTCTTTGTTCGCACTTTGTACCACCGCCAGAATGTCCTGGCAGCTAACAGTCACGGACGGTTCAAAATCGATAGTGGTTTCAGTTCGGGTTTTGAGTTTTACAGGCTGCTCCCAGCCGATTAATGCGTCGCTCATATCAAGGTCTGATAAGTCGCTCACTTACGAACCTCCCACGTTATGGCACCACGCAGGGCGCCTGTATCAATTAACGGCGCAGACGATCCTTTAGCCTTTTTAGTTGCAGCAGTGATATCCGGCCACGTGCCATAGCCTGCTGTTTCAAAGGCCTTCACGCTGATATTTCGCGCCGTCGCGCCTATCAAATTTAAAGCGGTGTCAGCATTCATACGGCCGGAGCCTACGGCCTCACATGCTTTTTCGATTGCCCGGTTAATTTCCGACTTTTTGAGGGTGAAGGGAGCGCGAAGAAAGGATCGTTCAGGAATCGTTATCTTGTGAGCCGCTGTAAATCCGCTAACCGGTCCCATGAAGGTCTTGCGGGTGAAAGTAGCTTTTCCACCGGTTGCCATATACCCCGTCCCGCCAGGGTGATCAATTTCAGCACCGAACTCGTGAACCGCACCAATTTCAATAATCGATGTTCCGTCATCGTGAGTTTTATTACCCACCTTGCCTGCTGGCAAACCTACTGCAACGTAATGCGTTTTCATCGCCTGCAGGTTCTTCAGGTATTCGGTGGTAAGTTTTAGCGTTTCTTCCGGAGTCATAACAAACACTTCCTGTTAACTACCGTATCGCCAGCACATGCACACCTACCAGCTTACGAAGCCTCAGGTACTCCTGACCGAATGAGCTTGAGCCGTACCCATCATGGCTGGTCCCAAACCCGGCATCCGGCGCGGAAAATCCCAAAGAGACCCCGGCGACTGACCGACTTGTCATGCTCTGGACAGGCTTGCCATTACTACTGCCCGAAGGAGTGAGCGCGCCAGCCGCATACAGCAGATGCGCCGCTAAAGCATGAAGCCCTTGCTCGTAGAGCTTGTTCCACACCTTGCGGCTCATCTGGTTAGCTGCATCCTGTAGCGCCCCCTCTATGCGTGCAGGGGCAACACTGGCGAACTCGGGGTAACGAACGGTGAATTCCATGCTACCCCCTGTGATTACTCTGCCGGAGAGGATTTGTAATCCACGTACACCGCGGACTGCGGCTGTTTCCACATCGCGCCACCGAAGGCAGAACGATAGCCACACTCATATGTCAGCAGATCACGCTGTCGTGCTGCCAGCAGTTCCGGCATATGCACTTCCATTTCGACGTAATCGGCTTCGTAGGTGTAGATGGCCAGGCGGGTTTTACCCGCTTTGATACCTACCGCGTAATTGCTTGGAACTTTTACGAAGGAAATGTTGAAGGACTCATTACCAGAAGCCTTGCGCAGCGCCGCCATAATGCGATCCATTGCCGCAATCGGCAGCAGGTCAGTACCCACAACGATCGGGTTAGGGTCGAATTTCTGCATGGCAAGCATAAAGTCGCTGGCGTCCATTGCGATATTCGTCGGCTGAATGCGATAGTTGGATTTGCGCCAGGCCACGTTGTAAGCATCCAGAACCAGCTTCACGAACTCATCAGAGGTCATGTCAGTAATGGTCTTTCCTGACGAGTCAGTGACGAGTTGAACGCTCTTGCCTGTCAGCAAGCCTTCCTGCCCTTTTACACCCTGGTGGCCGACGTAGCCCGCATACTGAATTGTCGCGAGGGCGTTGGCATACAGATCATCCTGCTTTTTCGTCTGCAAGTTGATGTTGAGGCGAGCGATTTTCTCCAGTTCCTGCTGAGTCCAGGTTGCGCTTTTAGCCCACTGGCCAACAGGAGCCTTCAGCCATTCAATATCGCTATCAATAGTTTTCAGGCTGTTGGTTTTGTTACCAATGATGCCGTCTTTAACAGAGCCCATCACTTCAGATACACCGAAATCAACGTAATCAAGTGAGTAATCTAGACCTTCTTTAACCGGCAATGCTTCACCGATGTTAATTTCCGGCAACTCTTTTTCCTGCAACTGCATATCGCGCTCCGTTAGCGCCTCTTGCAGTACGTTTTCAAAATCTGCGGCTTCCATTGGCATTGGTTATACTCCTGCTGCCGTTTGCTGTACGTAACCCAGGGTGATCGCTACGCATTTATTACCTGCGCTTACATCCTCAACCCAGTAACCCAAATCAATGTTGCCGGCTGCTTCTGTTGTCACCTTCCCGGCATCGGCACCCGTCGCCACGATGTAGGCCGCCGCGCCACGAGTAAAATCAGCGTCATCGACTGTCAGCGCGCCAACACAATCGCCGTGGGAAAAATGCCCCACGTTGACCTGTTTGTTATGCGGTGCACCGTCACCGTAGATATCACGCACCACAATCCCATGAATGCGCAGGCCAGCGGCGAGAGGCATCACGCCGCCGTCCGGGTTGACAGCTACGAACGTGCCATAGGGCAACTTCGTTTCGGTCAGGTTCTCTTCTCCCCAGACTTTATCGTTAGAGCTGGAGGCGCGTTTGATTGAACCTGGTTTAATAGTGCCGTCGGCACCATCCCAATCAGTAAATCCGAAAGCCATAGTTATTTACCCCCAAGGCGTTGAGTTGCGGTTTTAGTGCTTTTGTTCGCGGAGTCGTTAAACAGATGAGCACCGATTTCACTGCGTGGCTTCGAGGTGGCCTGAATAGCTGCATAAGCTGCACGGACTTCACTGTCAGTCATTGCTTTGACCTCAGCATCGTTAAATGCTTTAGTGCTCACCAGTACGGCGGCGCGCACGTCACGCGCTGATTTGGCATCATTGAAGCTGACTTTAGGAAAGCGGGCTTTCGCGTCTGCCAGTGTGGTGCTGGTTTCATTGCCGGATTTCAGCTTCTCCAGTTCTTCTTCCAGCGTTTTAACTTTCGCTTTCAGATCGGCGTTTTCGGTTTCCAGCGCGGTGATTTTCGCGTCCTTGTCGTCACCAGCACCGGGATCTTCATCATTCGGCGCTGGTGTACTCGTCGCGCCTTCCAGTTGCTTTTTCAGGTCTGCGAGCTGCGCCAGCACTTCCTGTGCTTTAGCAGTGGCCTCTTCAGTCCCTTGCCCCTGTAGTTCTTCGAGCGCCTTTTCCAGCGCGGCAATCATGCCGACCAGCTCATCAGGAGTTAACGCGACACCGTCTGCATCCTTCAGTTTTTTGCCCTTCAGGAAACTCAGGGCGTCAGTTAATGTTTTGAACATTGGCTTACCTTTTTTATCGTTTAACTTACACTGAGGCCCGTAGCGCCCCGCTGCCACGCCCGCGACGTGATTGCCGCGAATGTTAATGTGGTAAAACTTCCCGCCTCTTTCCTCGAGTTCGGCAGGCTCATACCCAACGGACACTTCTCGGATCCCCGTCTCTTCCAGCGTCTCGATTCCCGCGGCATCCGTCAGAAAAACGTCACAAACCACTTCACCGCCCTCGATGCGAGTGTTGGCAATGTGTCCGGATGCTTTGTCTTTGTGGTCTGCTGCGGTGACCTCCCCGTCGTCGGGGTGGGTTATGGTGAACGGGAGCCCATTGAATGAAGCGAGTGTTTCTGGTTTTGAGAGTTCGTCGAGGGTTCGAACTACAGTGAATTTTTTGTTGGCGTTGCTGCCAGTTTTTCCCAGCTCATGACCGTAATACTCAATCGGCCCGGCACGGGTGATAGTCGCAGTGGTAATCACATACCCCTGCGCTGTTCGTTTCCACTTCATTGATTAGCCCCATAAGACGCGAGGGAGAGCCAGACATCGGCATTGGTAGTCTTCTCCGGGTTTGCCGATGAATGCCCCGATGGTTGAGCGTTTCTTCCAGGTTTTGCCGTCGTCGTCTGAGTAGACCGTCGAGTCGGAATATTTGCAGAGCATGTGATTCAGAACGAAGTGACTATCACGCTCGCGTTCGTCGCCAGTGCCGCCCCACTCATACAAGTCAAGGCCAAGCGCCACATTACGTGCTTCAGTCAGGTCTGCGTTAAGTTTCGAGGTCTGGTCACGTGCGATTAGCCTGGCGCGGTTGCGGGTGACGTTCCCGCGCTCCTTAATTATGTCAATCAGGTTTTCATGTCGGCCACCGTCTTTCATGTTCTCGAAGACCGCCGCGCCGATATCGTGGATAAAGTCGGTATGGATGGAGGTGATCAGGTCAACGTTGTCATTAACCGCCTTTTCCATTTCTGGCTTTATCGCGCCATCCCCGAGCATCCCGGTCAGATCAATACCAAAAGCCTGAGAGAAAGTGCGCTGCGTCTGCTCTTTGTTCTGCAGGTTTGCCCGCGTAACGAATCCGGCAGAGAGTCGGGCGGCAACCTCCTGAATTGAAATGCTCGCCAGACGCTGCATGACTGCCGCAAGGCGCGCCGTAATCGACAAAGGAGTGGTATCGGGTGCGTCGGTGAGCGTGGGCTTGTCCAGCTCATCCAGGAGCGTCTGAAGCATGCTATCGACAAACTCTATCAGCCTGTCTCGATACCAGACCTCTGCGCGCTTACTGGCGGTTGGTGGACGCATTCGCCGGCGACGCGGTTTCAAACGTCCCTGCTTACGCTCAAGAAGCAGTTTTAATTCCATAATCCCCTCAGAAGCCAGCATTCGCCCCGACGCTGACTATCGCCTTGATTTCAGCTTCGGTAACAGTCTTCAGCACGCCGCGGTTTACCATCTCCCTGATGGCAACCTCTTCCGTCAGAATTGACGACGTTACCAGCGTATTGAAGCCCGTCGCATACTGGCTAAACCGGTTAGCTTCGTCAGCCTCGTTAATGCTGTCGATTGTCGGATATTCGTAGGTAAGGCTTTCTGTGATGGCGAGTTTGTCCAGTGTGAACTGGTCGGCGAAATCCTGCATAGGGCGAAGCCTGGACTCCTGCAGGCCGTTAATCGTCTCGTAATAGGATTTGTTATCTTCCTCGCCGCTGCTGAACCCGCTGGCCGACTCACCAAACAGAACCGTTATCGGTCTGTCCAGCGCCCCGGCCAGTACAATCGCCATTTTGCTGATCACATCCGACAGCCCGGTAAATTGCGCGTTTTTTTGCTCATAGCGCCCCTGCGCCTGAGTATCACCAGCATCAATCAATAACATCCCGGTTGAAGATTTGGTGTCCTTCATCACCCTGGCGTACTCGCGCACCTGTCCTTCCTGACCCGCTGCGATCTGGTTATTCATGCCGGGGATAAACAGCACATCGACGTTTGCCTCCTGAATGGTGTCGCCGGTGCTCAGAATTGCAGTGTCGAACGTTTTGATGTGCTCGTAGGGCGCCTGTAGGTCTGACGTGCCAAACTTGGCGCGGTCCTTGATGCTGTGATTTCCAAGCTTCGTTCGGCAGCAGCGGGAGTGGTGAAACCTGAGTTGCTTTGTCCCGACATCAAGTTGATACGTCAGCGGTTCACCAAAACAGTCCGAACGTATGTCGGTGATGACATTACTGTCCGGCGTGTACTCCCCTTTACGGAACACCAGAAATTTAACGATATCTTCGCTCTGCAAATTGAGCGGCAGGGCTATCTGGTCATCGGCACAATCAGTGATAGCCACGATTAGCGAATCTCCCAGCAGGGAGGCCCATCCCAGCGCGCTGTGAAAGACTGCGTTCAATTTCAGTTCTTTTTCAGCATCAGCGATGCGCTTGGTTATGGAGCTATCGACATCGCCCGAAAATTTACGGGGCAACTTCAGCATGTCGTCGGCGGTTTTGTTGATGTACTTTTTAACCACCCACGATTTTTTATACATCGCGAGCAGCTCTTTATCAGGTACGTCAGGCTTACTGCTGCTATACCGCACTGCGCCAATCTTCTCGCCGAGCGAGGTCATTAAGCTAACCAGGCCATCATTCAGACGACCAACGATATTTTTTCTCGTCATTACATGATGTCCAGTGGGCTGAGTGTTTTTCTCTGATACAAATCGCGTAACCCCTGCGTCATTGCATCGACAACGTCATCGTTCGCGCCAACAGGGAACGTGGTAATTTCCTCAACCGTCTCGGTGATCCACGGAGCGATGTCTTTATGGGGAAGGAAAACGTTACCCGCTTCCCATACAGCGGTGATCGCATGCGCCCTCGCAACTTTACTGCCGTCCGGTTCGACAGGTACGAGACCTGCCACTGTGTTTTTCAGTGAATCAATAACTGCCGGGCCGTTGGCCTTATCCTCCACCAGCTTGCGCAAACCTTTGGGGAATTCGTCAGCCATGCGTTTAACGGCTTTAAGCGTTGCGGTGAAACTCATGCGGGCTCGTACCTGATGAAGCAGATAAGCATTGGCGCCCTTTTTACCCCATACCTGACCGACAACGTAGTCAGTACCTTCGCTGTCTTTAAACGTCATATCCCAGCTGTGGATGACGATGTCGAAGTTGGTCGGCAAGTCTTTCGGGAGGTAATACTTGATCCACTCATCTTTGAAGATTGAGCCGCCAGCCTGCTTCGGTGACTGCTGATACATCGCGGACCAGAAGTAATCCCCCAGGATAGCTTTTGTCTCTAACAGCTTGTCGATCGGGTGCAGGTCTGGCACCAGCGCTTCGCCCCGTTCGTTGATGGCGGGGAACGCCAGCACTTTAGCTTTCGGGGTTTTCTCCACCACTCGACCGGACAGGTCATCTGTCGCCCAGCGGGTCGCCATGATGATTTCGCCACTGTTTTTGGACAGACGCGTTTTGAACGTGGATACGTACCAGTTCCAGATCGATTTTTTGGTAGTCGGGGACAGCGCCTCTTTGGCGTTTTTTATCGGGTCATCAATGATACCGAGATCGATTTTCTTACCCGTTAACGGGCCGCCTACACCGGCACAAACATACGTCCCCTTATGGTTGGCTATGCCGAATTCGTCGGTGTTACGCTTTACGGCGACACCATCGTCGGGCTTATTACCCAGCCATGCGCCCGGGAATATGTTGCGGTATTCCTGCGTGGACATAATGCGCTGAACATCGGCGTTCATGTCTCCAGCCAGGTCAGCAGAGTACGACAGCGCGCCCACACGCATTTCCGGGTACTTTCCGAAGAAATACGCTGGCAGGTAACGCGAAACGATATCCGATTTACCATGCTGCGGCGGCGCACCGAGAATCAGTATCGGGCGCACTCCATTCATCATATCCAGCAGGAACTGATCCAGAGCTTCGCAAACCGTTTGCGAGAACTTGCTGGTTATATATTCGGGGTTGATGTACTGAATAAAGTCGTGAAGGCTGGCCCTGGCGTTGCGCCGCTTGAGTAACTCTGCCGCTGCTTCCTGCTTACTTACCAGCGATAATTGCGGCGAGCTGCTCATCAGTCAGATCCTCCGCGCTTACTGTGTGATTATGCTGTATGGGCTCACCATTCGGCCCGCTCAGTTCGGTTTTTGTTTTCAGCATGCCGAGGTGTTGGGCCACCATCTTCATTGCTTCATCCTGATTACGGGTGATGACCTCAAGGCCAGATTTGCCCTCTTTAATCCCAGCGAATAATCGCCGCTCCGCACCAGTTAAATCACGCGTGTCGTGAAATACAGAGCGACCGATGCCGACGCCATTGCAGCGCGGGCAATCCGGGTTCGGGTCTACGGTGCCGTCGTAACCATAGCCGCCAGTGTCCTGCGGTAGCTTGGCTCCTTCCTTCCCGGCAACCTTTTCCTCGGCTTCCTTGAATTCGACGGCGTCGCGCCATTGGTAGTTATGACCGAGCCCCCAGCAGTAACGGCAACAGCCGCGGTGGTGTTCAGTCAGCTGCGTGGCGTCTGCCGTCGCAATGTCCCACCACCATTTCAACACTTCGTCCTGCGTTACCTTCACTCTTCGCGAACGTTCATCCAGCGCGTCGCGGATTGCCTGGCTGACCTTAGCATTTCTTAGCAATCGAGAGGCGTTAACGTAAGCCGTATTGCCTTCGCCTTTGTAGCCAGCCCGTGTGTATGCAGCGGTCCTGTTCAGATCGAGAAGATACTCTTCGACAAACCTGATCTGCATATCGTTAAGGCCGTAATTGCGCAGGTTGAAGGGTTGCGCACTTTCCTGTATATCGGTCTGCGCATCAGTTGAGGATTGCTCATACTGCGCAGTGGTAGGGGCTTGTTCAGTCTGCGCATTGCGCACTTTCTTCTGCGCAATTTTTTGCGCAGTTGGCTTTTTGATATAGCGCCGCGCAGATGTGTAATTCAGTCCCTGCGCTTCACACCAGTCTTTGGGGGAAATACCGGATTTAGCATGCTCGGCGAGGAACTGGTGTTGCAGTGCTCCCCAGTCCGGTTTTGCCATATCTGATCACCTGCCTGTTTGTCATTATCGCAGACACTCATGGAATGCCTGCTGTAATGCCGTTAGTCGTCAAGCTGCAATACACCGTGATCCAGTGAATCTGAGTAAGCGAGTAGTCCTTTATATTCGGGGATAACCTCACCATCATCAGCTTCGAACTCAGGGATTGTCCCGGTAGTGATAGTGTATTGTGGCTGGCCATCTTCTTTCGCGAATGCTGCCAGGTCTTCAATCTGCGTAGCTGTAAGAACTACTGTCATGCGCATACCTCAGTTGTTAAAAAGCCCCGCAATTGCGAGGCCTGGGGTTATTTGTATCGCGACCGACTACCTGTGAATGATAAAAAGCGATTTACACTTTGGGCAAAGTAATACCTGTTGCTGACGTACTTTCGTGGTCGACTGAGTAGATTTATGTCCACATATCGGACACGTGACAGTCATATTGGCTACAAGCCCAACACGCTGCATTGCGTAATCGAAGAATGACATGATGGCTGACCTTTTAATGAATGGGGCTTATTATACCATGCATAGCTCAATTATTAATCAATCATCATCGCATGCTTGATGCCATTTAGCTTTGTCGCAGGCACTCAGTGAATGCCTGCTGTAATGCTATTGCCGTTCCTGTTCGATCCGGCGTATTCCTGCCAGTTGGTTATTCGCTTTTTCAATAGCAGCCAGCAACGGCTTAATCCATAGAACAGCCTGGCAATATGTCAGGGTGCTGGCGGTAGTGGCGTTATCACTGGCTGCGTCAGCGCTCCCGGAATCGGTGTGCATTGCCCCGGTACGTAAACGGTTCGCGTAGTCGAGCAACCCACCAGCGACATCAGCAGGAACAGGCAGGTCACAAGTTTTTTCACGTCGAAGAATCTCCCGGTATTCGATGACAGTCTTTTCGGTACCTGCATCGATCAACGAATTAAGGCGGCTGGCATTCTCAGCCACCTGATTGAAGCGGTTGAAGTTGAAAGCCTGCACCGCGATAACCCGTCCCTGTAGCGCGTTATCATGCTCCAGAACTCGCTTATCGCTTTGCGCTGTGCTCAGGTCAGCCTGGCTGTGTGCCAGCAGAACACCGAGAATAGCGACAGCGCCAACGACAATAACCACCGCGATAATTACCAGCCACCAGCGCCATGACGTTTTCAGTGATGCGAGTAGAGCTTCAATCATGATTCTTTCACCGAACTGGTGCCATTCATCAACGGTAACATGCGGCTATCCCTCGGCTCGTTAACCGGCCAACGATAACCCGTCACGCGGGAACGTGAGAATGCACGAATATTGATAGCGTCGGACTGATTACCACCGAGGACCATCAGGTCACCATTCTGGTGCTGCCCGACCACAAATCCGACATGGCCGCCGCCGTCGCGACTGAATACCACCACACATCCATAGGCTGGCTCGCGAAGTTCGACGCCCCAGTTGAGATAGGATTTTGCAGACTCGAAACGGGTGGATTTGATTCCGACGCGCTCAAGCATCGACCCGACGTAAGCGGCACACCAGGGCGTTTCATCATCTTTAATTCCACCTCGTTTAATGTCCTTCCAGAACTGGAGGATTAACGGATTGTGTCGCGGGCCTTTAATTTCCATCTGCCCCATGTATTTACGGGCTTCCACCAGCCAGCGCGGTTCATTGCTGATTGTCATCGTTCACCCCTGCCCTTTTTCTGAGTGCGCTGATAGCGATCTCGCGCAGTTTGTCCACGCCAACGAATCCAATCACACCGCCAACAAACGGTGATATCGATACCGGGAGTCCGACCACATCAAGCGCACTGGTGATACATAAAGAAAGAGCGCCACAAAGGACGCCCTCAAGCCATTTATTCTTACGGGTGGCACCGCCATATATCAGGCGACCGTAGGCAATGAGGCCAGCAAACAACGCCCCCGATATCTGGGGCCAGGAGTTTTTCAGGCCGTTCAGTACCTCTGCCCAGAAGTCAGGAGTTTTTTCGTTCATTTTCATAGTCTCTCACCTCCGATAGTTCGGATGGCGCTGTGTGTTTGAAAAGGGTCAGGCTTCACGGGCTGGATTTATCAACAAAGCACGTAGCGGATGATTCCCGTGAGCCTGAAATAAAAAAGCCCCAGCGGGTGCCGGGGCGAGTTATAGATAAGTGCATGCTCTAGCAGCAAATCACTGTATTTGATATCGTTAAATCGCCAAAAATAACCCTATCAAACATGGAGAATTATATGAGTGAATCAAACAAACCATCTGGAGAAAATAAGCCTCAACCCGCACCACAGCCTAAACCGGCTCCACAGCCAGCCGAAAGAAATCTGAGGACAGGTTATACCTTTGTTGCCGACTCTGCTGAAAACATCAGAAAAAAAGGTAAGTAAGTACTGAGATAACAAGTGCACAAACAGGGGTGAGGATTGTAGCGATCCTTACCCTTTCTAGTTCTCGGCCTATTCTGGCATTCTCTTTTTTACTCATTTCAGCCATTCTGGTTAAATCCGCAAGCCGGTAGCGCCGCAAGACGTTCAATGTTGAACGCTTTGCTGAAAATCCTTTCGACTCAAAACCAGTGTAATCATCTTCAGTAAACCCTTTATAGCCATCATGGTAAAGCGCAAAGGGTGTCGATGACACGAGAGCTCGTGACCTTACAACGAGGACGCAGCGAACAAGATAAGCCGCACACATTGCCCAGTAGACTAAAAAAACAGACATTCCAGCGGTGAGGTAATCAAAACCTGTGCGTTGCGTTAATAACAAAAATGACGAGCCCACGCCAGCAATGAGTATACTCAATAACTTCTGGCCATTTTCTTTGTTTAGTGCGTTGGACTGGTGAATTTCGCGTATACAATCCTCGCCCTGCTTCTCCAGAAAAGCAACGAGTTCGTCGTCCGCATCCAAAAAGTAATCATCGGGTAGATTATTCATTCCCCAACCTCACATCCTGTAATGCATCAATTTTACCTGAATGTCTCGAACCTTGGTATTGCTGTCTCCAGAAACGCAAAAAGCCCCACGGTGTTATCCGCAGGGCTTGAAACGAAGGCATTAACCCATCGTTGGGACAAAACTAACACAGATTCGGGAAAAGTAAATAGCCCAAGACAAAATCATAGGCTATCGCTATAGGCGTTACCGCGTTATCTGCTTAAGCTGTTTTTCGGCCCAGGCCTCTTCGATATCAAATTTCGTGATCAGCAGGTCGTAGAATGGCTTAACAGACTTTTTCCAGGTGTCCAGGCTAATGGCGTCAGTAATCTGGCATACAGCAGCATAGGCTTCAGTCGACGGAAGTCGTTCATACCCACGCCCTCCGCAGCGCTTACAGTCAGCCAGAACAGGAACGCCCTGTTTCTCAGTAAGAGCCTGGTTCACTGCCTTGCCGCGCCCATGGCAATCACTGCACGAAGCACTAACCACACCAGAGCCATTACACTTTTTGCATAGCACTTTGATGGATTCTTTGACCTTCACCATCCCGGACACGGTCATTTTCCCTTCTGGCTTACGGAATTTATTGGTAAACACGTCAGCCTCAATGAAGCCCTGACCGTCACAACAATCGCACTGCTTCACACTGGCTGCGCTGCGGGAATAATCCTCAAATGCGAAGGTGGCCAACTGGTGCATCACCTGAGGCTTAACCCCGAAATCCAACTTACGCAGCGCGGCAACCTTGTCACATTTGGTCATCGCGTACTCAGCCAGCAGTCCGATAGCCCGATCCCGGTCGTTATTGCTTATGCCCATCTTGCCGAGGAAAGCACTGTACCCCATAGCAGCGCGTTCCTGAGTCATGCCTATTGCCGCCATGATGTCGGTACCGGTCAGTGAATCGGAGGCGGTAGCGCGCGGAGAATCGCTAATCAGCGTGGATTTTGCGAAGTGGTATTTCACTGTGTTTTCAAGGTTCATAGCGCTTCTCCAGCATAAGTTTTCACGTAATTCTTCAGTATTCGGTAGTCCGACAGCACAGAGCCGGGAAAGTGATATAAGCGCAATCGTTGCCAACGAACGCGGAGGTGATCGGCAAAATAGGTTTCAAATGTCACGCTGCCTCCCTTGCTTTGACGAGTTGTCGCCTCAGCGCGCTGTAATGCTTTCTGATGGCTTCGAGTTCTTCGATGGTGTATCGGTGCGGGGTGTTATTGTTTTCGAGCGCCTCAACGCGTTCAGCTCCAATTTTCTCTATAAGGCCAAGGCGGTACTGCTGCTGATTGCCCGACAGCTGAACGTTACAGTGGTGGCACTGTTTACGGATATTGTCTTCGTGATAGCGGAGATGTGACGCTTTCCCACGTGAGCGGTAATGCCCGGCTTCCCACTGGACGGTGTCGAACGTCCCACAACTGATGCATGGCAAATCATGGTCACGCTCGCGAATATAGTCATTGACTACACGCTGCGTTAAATCTTCCCAGTGCTTCAGCGGCTTAACCGCAGCTTTACGCTGGCGCCAGGCGGCTCGCTCTTTCTTCTCAGTAGCGCGCTGTTTGGCGGACTCTTTGCGCTTAGCGTCTTCACGGGCTTTTCTGGTCTGCTCTTTGCCGACAGCGCTGGCGCACTCATAACCGCAGACAGTCTGCGTATCACGCACCGGGTGAAACCACTGGCGGCATTCTTTGTTGGCGCACTTACGGCGCGGTAGCTTAGCCATGCTCAACCCCACGCCCTGTTTTGCCAGACCTTACTCGGGCGCGGCGCTTTCTCGCTTTCCGGCAACTGCACGCTGACAGTCCAGGTGATGTTGTCGCGATTAAGGCTGCGTTCTACCGTGGCGCCACGACGGCGGTAACTGGCCACCAGCTCGTCGGCCTGCTCGGTTGTGCATTCGTGATGGTGGAAAAAGGAGTATTTCATCGCTGATACTCCGGTACTTTGAAAAATTCGCCATGCAAAACTTCAGCCTCAGAACGATAGGCTTTTGCAGCCTCTTCCTCTGAAGAAAAAGAACCAATTCGCTTGTTCTTTTTAAGTTCCTTCAGCCATATGCATGCAACCCATTTTTGGCGTTGGGTATCAAAGATAACGCCCTTGAAGCGACTAACCGTTCCTTTCCTATTACCTCTGTTCTGCGCATTTTGAGATTTCGTTGCAGCACGCAGATTGCTGAAAGCGTTGTTTGAAGGGTTATTATCAACATGGTCAATTTCATTTTCAGGCCAACTACCTGTCATGTATAACCATGCCAAGCGATGCGCAGAGTAAACCCTCTTGGACACACTTATTTTGATGTAGCCAGAAGGAACTTTAGAGCCAGCGACACGACCAATCCGAGCTCGCTGCCCCACACTCCTAGCCCATGTGAAAACACCAGTTTCAGGGTTGTAGTGAAGCAACTCTTTCAGTTGCCCTACGGTTAGTTGCTTTTCATTTTTTTTCATCGTCATCACCCCGCAAAGCTCATGAGCTGCGATGCGGCGTTTTCCGCTTCTCGCTGAGTCTTGAATGCCCGGGACAATACCCAGCGCCACAGAACATCGAGCGCGGCTTTGTACAGTTGCTGGAACTCGGTTTCGTCCATGTTAGCGAAGGCAATACTGCGGGGATGTTTGCGAAGTGTTCCGTCAGGAAGCTGAATAGCGTCATAGTGACCAGACTCGACGATCACCCAGGCGCGATAAGCATCATAGGATTTGCAGATGCTGATGCTACCGGCGCGCTTATCGGCGATGCGGTCCAGATACTGCTCGGCAGCATCCAGGAGTGCTGCTTCGCTTCCCGCGAATGAGGCAAGGAATTTAGCGTACCCGGTTACCAGCTTGCGTTCGTTGGAGGAGATCGCCCCGCCAGTAGGTTCCCAGTATTCAAACCCGAGATTCAGGAGCGCAAAGAAACGGCGATGGAAAGCGGGATTCCTCACCTGACGAAATTCGGCTACCAGTACGGCACCGAGTTTGATTTTTGATTGCAGAATATCGCTGGTCTCGGGAGTGGCCGGGATCAGGATTCCTGAAGATTGCTTGATGAGTTGTAGTTCGTGCGCCATGGTTTCTCTCCGTGGCGCAGTAGGTTACGGTTGTTCAGACCGTTGATTTCATATTATCAGAAGGTGGGATTACCCGGTAGCCGAGACGGTGAATAAACTGCATAAAACCATTAGGAGTAAAGACCTCTTCATCATCCAGCAAAGGCCGCATAGAAACCATGCCATTGACGCGATAAATTAGATGCCTGCCCGATGAAGGAAAGCTAAACACCACGCAGCCGTCAGACCTTCTTACAATGTCATACCAGTTGTCTTCTGACGTTTGCAAAGCTGAATCACTCACATTTATGTTCTCCCTTCGAGCGACTAACAGACGCGATTAAAGATTGTCGGCAGCAGCATCAGAGGGTTACGCAAATTGCGGTATTCTGAAAAATGCGCGCCAGCCTTAAGCGCAATTCTAATAAAACCAGTCGTCAGCGCTTTCCCAGGTATCCTGGAGGATTGATTCAATTTTCTTTTTATCGTCCTTGTCGCCACCAAAAACACTTAACCCATCGGACCCGGCACGGCGGATTGTGAGCCTGCAATTGTCATAGTGATCATTCAGGCGCTTAAGCAGTTCTTTCTCCAGTGCTGGTACTGCGCCTTTAGGAAGTTCTTTCATGCGATCAATGGTTAATTCAACTTTCATAATGGCCTCCATTGCATGTACTGTGTTTTTATACAGTATACCTATGCACGGAAATGATCAACGTTTTAAGAGCACAAATTGTTAATTTTCTGTCAGTAGTAAAAAAAGAAAACCCGCCGTAGCGGGTTGAATTAGCAATGTTTTATTAAGCCGCTATTTGTTTCTGCTGACAAAGCTCCGGCAAATTAGCACGCACCAGCGCCTCAGCGAGCGCTGGAGGCACAGCGTTACCACAGCCCGCTACCAGAAAGAAAAAACCCGCCGTAGCGGGTTTAATTTTGATGGTGAGTGCTATTTATTGATAACTATTTCTGGCAAACCTTCTTGGACTTGCTGATAGAGCCATCATTACAAACAAATTTTTCACCCGAACAATGCGATATTCCGCCTTTCTTACCTGAGCATGGCTTGTTTGCTGCCGTTGCTGTCAGTGAAAAAAGTGACACCAATAAAACAACAAGAACTTTCTTCATATCCCTATTCCCATCAGTAAAAGTAAGTGAATCGTAGCAGGGATCGATGAAGCGAAAAAGAAAACCCGCCGTAGCGGGTTATATTGTCGATATGGGAATTCACATATCGCTTGTATGGCAGGTTATATCAATCACCAGCATCTGCGAGTTTTTGCATAGCCCCTGCGTAACGGGACATGCCGATTTCCAATGCTAACCTCACGTCCTGCTGAGGTGCTGCTGCGAGCATAGCCCTGTATGTCGGGTTAATGGCATCATGTTCGTTCATTGCTGCCCATCCTGCTTTATTCATAGCCTCCGTTGGCTCTTTTGGAACCAACTGCCAACCATCCGGAGTTACCGGAGAGTTGCCAGCCTGGAGAATAGATTTCAGCGCTGCCCTTGGCATTGCCGACCAGGCAAGAAATACGTCTGGCCTGTCGACATCTTCTGTCGGGAGAGTGTTTTCGATTTCGCCCAGCGCATCACTTAGCTTCTGAAATGCGTCGTCTGGAACAACGTGGCACTCTTCGCCATCAACATCTTGCTGACAGCTATCATCTGCGAGTTCGAATGCGGCCCCGCAAATATTGAGCAGCATTTCAATAACGCGACGGTGTTCTGCTGTTACGCAATTCTCCGGCACTACCTGCGCTGGCGGGGCAGTGTAGAGCGGTATCACTTTGACGCCATCCCAAGCCAAATCCCTTGCTCGCTCCTCATCATTGGTAACATGCCATTGATTTAGGTGGAACCATCGCCACGCCACAGGCTCAGCACCAAACGCTGCAATAGCCCCATCAATCACCTTCACAGCATCAGCCATTGCGTAGCCGAGATTACCGCCGTCACTTTGTGCTGCTGCCTTGCTGAGTATTTCGCTTATCTGGTGCAGGCGATCGAGTGATACAGGACCGTGCGCCGGGTGGTTAGTTGTCATGATGCATGCTCCTGATTACGGTTAGAGCGACATACCAGAGCCCAAAAATTCATATCGCAAATCAGTGCTACGCGCATTTCCGCCGTAAAGCGACATCCGAGTTTATTTGACTTGCCGACTGACCGCCGACGCTTGCGCATTATCTTGCGCACGTGCGCCGAATTCACTTCAACCTGACGATGCCTTGAGGCATAAACACCCTTAGCTGGTATCTTCCGAGCTTGTTTCTGGTACGCGGTTAACAGGTCATGTACGTCTGTAAATTTGCTCATCTCTCACTCCCCCTTCACGCCAATGCCAGCGGCGGTGGCAGATTCTTCATGTGCGCGCTTAGCGGCGTTCAGTATTGCTGCCAGTGGCGTATAGCCGCCATCCATTCGGATTGTGTTGTGGATTGCCGCCATTGCGTCGCGCAATTTGCTATGGCTCGCAGACAGTTCTGCTATGCGCTTCTCTGCGGCTTCCAGTTCATCCAGCAGCGCCAGAACGGTGGACGGGTTAGCGGCAGCGATGAATGCCGAATCAACTTTAAGGCAGTGTTGGGCAACCGCTTTTGCACCAACTTTTACTTCATATCCTCTCGCGCCTTTGTGTGGCTTATACGACTCCCATTTACCCCATGAAGCTATGTTTGCGGCATTGGCCGCTTCACGCAACGCCTGTTTGTTGAGTGCTGTCATTGGGGTCTCCATCCTTCGCATGAGTAGTCGCGGCAACCTTCAAAATCATATGGGTTGTACTGCCAACTGATTTTTCCGCAGTGCGGGCAATTCCAGAGAACCTTTCCGCTTCGCGCCTTTTTCCTGCGGTTTTGTTTTTTCAACCATTCAGGCATAACCAGCCCTGCCGCCTGTACCATGGTGCGGCGATTAAATTCATTGATGCTGAATGTGCGGCGCTTAGCCTTGTCAGCCAAGGCAAAAGGAATCCAGACAATTCCAGGCTCCGCTGTGTTAGCGGAAACAAAAATGAATGCCTTACTGAAGTCATCTGTTGGAAGTCCGCCATGTTGCAGCCAGTACACATCGTTGCCGTTCCAGCTTCCTTTTTTGTAGGCCACGTAGGCCTCGCATCCGGGCTCAATAACACTTTCAGCAGGAATGTACTGGCAGTCGACATGCCAGGTAGCCAAGGAATCAACGCTGTCTGCGCAAACTGGCTGATCAATCTCTCTGCCTAAATCCCAGCTGTGTTGTGCCTCTTCGCGGGTATACACGTGAGCGCGGTCGATGTTTGAGCTATATCCGTTGCCGTTATGGCAATGGAATGACGCGTTGCTCCCAACGGTTTCGCGTGTGCACAGCATGTAGAATCGGTTGCTCATTGCGCGGCTCCTTTGCGAAGGCATTCTGCGTAATACAACGCCTGACCAGCCGCGAATTGGCATTCGTTTTGGCCTGAGCAACCAGGGGAAATCTCATAATATTTTTTGGCTTGCTCATCCTGAGCTTTGGCAAATTCGTCGAGTGTGCAGGCCCGCACTTCAGCCAGGAAAGCGTCGGTGGCTGGGGTTTTCTTCATGACGTAAACGGTATCCTCTCCAGCCTCATGCCCGCAGATATATCCGTGCAGTACTGGCTGGTAGATTTCACGTCCGAACAAACCAAGACGCTCACCAAGTTTCTGAATATCATCGCCATCCATAGAGCCCCCATCAGCAGCTGCGCGGAAGCAGGTTTTGATGAACTCCTGTTTAACCCCATTCTCAGCAGCCAGCTCCCTGCACTTGCTCTCGGCGTTAGCGAGCTGTACTGCCGTGGATGCTTCTGATGCTTGCCATGCCCACCATGCAACCTGCATATCCCAGGCCATGTACTCGCCATCAGAGTTTTTGCATACCCGGTAATCAATCAAGTCGCCGAAACGAGCCTTAATGGCTTGCTCAAATTTTTCTCTGCTGCTCATGCTGATACCCTCCCGTAAAACGCCAGAACCCGCTGCATAGCCGGACTTGTGCGGCAAACTGATGTGACCATGTTTTTGCTCATGTTCGATTTGAGCTGCTTAATGTTCAACTCCCCGCCGGGCTGAAGTGAATAGACCGGGCGATGTGGTTCGCCAGTGCGGATTACTACCGCTTTGCGTGTCAGGTGAAGCAGCAGGTTGTGTGCTTTCTTGCAGTCGCATCCCAGCAAGTTCTGAACCTGACGCGGGGTTATGGTCTGGTTAACCCGAAGGAAATCGACAATTGCCCATAGTGATTTGCTTGCCATAGTGATTTGCCCTCCAAGTTATTTAACGATCCGGAGATGGCTAACGTTCTTGCGATAGCTGCCCCAGTCAAAGTTCACCCACATTCCGCCATCCATCTGGAGACGGTCGATAACCCGCGCGCCCAACGCTCCGAGAAGTTCTTCGTGGTTCAGGTTCGTCAGGATCCCCACCGGACGCATCGACGACAGGCGACGGTCGATAACCTGATTCAGAATGACTTTCTCGCCGTTGCTTCCGCGCTGAATACCGACTTCATCCAGTACCAGCAGATCGACTTTGCAGAGGTCATCCAGAAGTGAAGCCTCTGACTGGCCACCGTCGTAGCACTCGCGAACACGCAGCATCAGGTCAGGGATTGTCACCACCAGCACTGATTGTCCACCGGACAGGAGATGATTTCCGATCGCTGCCGCCAGATGGTTTTTCCCGGTACCAGGACCGCCACTGAACACGAAGCTCGCAAAGCCAGCCCCAAAGTTCTGCGCGTAGCTTTTCGCCATGGTGTAGGCCTTTCGCTGTTGCTCTCCGGATACTTCGTAGTTGGCGAACGTGCAGCTGCGGTGCAGGCTTTGAATTCCTGAGCGGCCGAAGATTTTCTCTGTGCGCGCTTTCTGATTCAGCTTGTCCAACTCTTCGCAATGTTTCAGGCCTTCTTCCCGCTGCCACGCCAGCAGCTCTGCTGCGCTGGTGAACTTCGGCTGAACGCCTGGCGGAATGAGTTTCTTCAGGCGCTCAAGAGCGCTGCCAGAATTAACAATGTTTTTCACCGTTACCCCCTAAACCCGGTCGGGATGGTTTTATCTGGCTCAGAAATTCGGTTGGGATCTCGCTGTCCAACATGGACGGTCCTTTGGCCGTGACCACGCGATTGCAACAGACTGTTGGCAAAGGTCTGCTCCCAAGCCAACTGGTGTTTAACCTTGCCGTCAGGTATCCAGTAATCACGGAATTGCTGAAGTTCTTCAGCGGTGTAACCCGGCTCAGTGCCGACGTTCTTACCCCAGAGCGCAGCCTGACGCACGAAGTCTGGAGACGGGGTCCATGAGTCAGTGATCGGAAATTTACCCAATGGGCCAAAATCCAGACCGGGCCCAAAATCCTCGTTCTGAGGTTTGGGAGGGATAGCTGGCAGAGGTGGGTGATTTCCAGAAATATCATCCCCAGAATGACTTCCGCCCGCGCGTTCTCTCTCTGGGTTTAGATCTTCTCTTCTCTTCTCTTCTCTGTGGTTACGCGTTACGTTATTAGTAACGTTACTCGTTACGTTACTTTCCTGGAGTTTTTTCCGTTCACGAAACTCCTTCTGGCGCTGCGCATTTGTCTTGGCCGTAGCTGAGCGCATATCACCTGACGTATTGTATTCATTGAAGTTTGGAAGAATGACGCAGTTATTCTCCGCATCATAAATGGCCCAGCCTACGGTTGATAATGCAGCCCCAAAACCGGGTACTCCGACAATATCATCGATATCAGACAGGTCTGCATTTTCAAATACACCGTTACGCGAGTGTTCATTTGCCGCAGACCAAAACGTTACTAGTAACGACACCGTAACGTTACGGGTTACGTTACGCGTTACAACGTCTGATAACGTGGTGTTATGCGAAAGTGTGAACATTTTTCCCACCTCCGGTGAACGCTCCAGTATTCGCGCAATTCCGTTCACCTTCGGGCTGGTGACCAGTGATGTACGCATCTTTATCCAGTCTCCGGCCATTAAGTCCTCCTGAAGAATAATTAAGGGAAGATTTATCCAGTCGCGGTCCGACACGCTGGCAAAACAATTTGTTGTTAGGCATACTTACCCCGCAATGATTTCGCAATGAATTGCACCAGAAAGCCGTTGGTGTTCGCGCACCGCGGCTTTCGCCATTTTTGAACCGGTCATATAGCCCCCAGCATCATCTGCACCATCTCCATCAGCGGCCCGGTTAACCCAGGGTCAACGCGGTACATTTCCACGATCCCCTCGCTCAACTCTTTCAGCTTCTGATGACGTGGAGCATCCATCGCGACGGCTATCTTCGCTTCGCTGGTTTCTTTCTCCAGCCGCGCCAGACGGGCCATAACGTTGTCTTCTGGTAGCAGGCGGTTGCGGAACTCAATCGGCAGAACCGCGAGGATTGCCGGAGTCAGCTGGAGGACGTTCTCGCGGTATCTTTCACTGTTGAAATGGTTATCCAGAAAGCGGAAAAGCTTCTGACGCTGTCGGCTGAGGTCATCAGGGAAAGTGATCTCGTCTCCCCCTTGCGCCTGGTACTCTTCGACGATCAGAGCAGAAACGACATCCTGACCATCTACACCCGCCCACGCACGAACGGCATCGCGGATCTGGTCATGTTTATCTACCGAGACAGGTTGATTGCGATTTATCATCGCAGCCGGTTGATATCCGCTATTTTGATGAAGTGACAGTGACTGCATGGTTATGCCCCCGCTTCCTGAGCTGGTAACCCATCCGTAGGGTTGAGGTACAAATCAGGGCGTAACTCATGTGGAGTTACACCTGTAGCATTGAAAATAGGAATGACACGGTTAGCCGGTACGAATCCATTGTCACGGTGACGCCAGTGACTGACCGTCATTGGGGATACATTGAGCTTTTCTGCTAAACGGGTTGCACCCCCTACGATGCATATTGCTTTATCAAGTGCTTTCATATTTGGCTCCAAGTAATAACGAACCAAATTAAACATTATGTTTATGTTCAAGTCAACATTATGAATGTTGAGGCGATAAACTTTTAGTTTAGAATCTTGATATATGAGAAAAAACACACACCAAACAGATAACCCGCAGGTTCGGCGGTTAAATGAAATCATCGAGAAGAAGCGCATATCCAAAGCGGATATAGCGAGAATCTGTGGTGTGAGCGCACAATCAGTCAACAACTGGTTTGTCAGAGGAGCGATAGGAAAAAGCTCAGCAATAAAACTTGCCGATGCGCTAGGCGTAAGTCTTGAGTGGGTTCTAGGTCAGGACGTGGATGCTAAGGACGGTTTGAGACACGACGAACGGAGACTGTTGGAACTCTATAATCAACTCCCAAACGAAGAAGAACAACAGAACATGTTGCGGATCGTATCTCTACGATTGAAAGAACTCGATGAACTGTACGCCAAGTATATGGGGCGGCGGATTAAGGGTGATTCTGAGTAAGTAGCATCTGATGAAAATGGCGAGGGACATTATTGAAAACTGGCCTGTTTTTAATTTCCATCGCTGTTCTTTGCTTTACCTTCATTTTCATCTGGATCATGCTCATTGGTCCTGTGAATGGGCATGAAAAGACTTACTTTAAGGACTCAACAACTTTTGCGGTCATCGTTATGGCAGTGCTATTGATAGCATTCGTAGTGGTTACAGTAATGGTGTTATTGTGAAGCGGAAAAGTAAGTTTTGTGAGTTTTATCGCTAACAACCAGAAGAAGAGCAACAAAATATGTACCGCATCTATGTGCTTTTCCTGAAGTCCTAGATGTTTTTTTATTCTAAGCACATGAATCTTGGAAATAAAGGTGAGCTTCGTCTGTCAACAATCGCAGCCGCTACCATAGTGGGGTAGCTAAGTTGCTAACAACGATTTTGGATTATCTGTGTACGATGATGGTGGCTCGCGTGCATTTTGTGAGTTAATATATATGTTAACTATGGATTAGTAGATGGTTCAACATACATTTAAAGGTAACTGCTTCACAGTAACTCATTGTAATGGGGCTCTTAAAACGCTATCTGATGTCATCCGGAGCGTGACTCCAGCCAAAAAGCAAAAAACTATGGTAGTCAATCTTAGACTACAAATAGAGCGATTAGCCTCTGGTAAGAGGACTCCCGACCTAAGTGTTAGAAAGGAGGGGGTTTTACCTTCTTACAATGGAAAACCCAGCAAAAATTTTTGGGCTATAAAGAAGATACCCATCAGAGGTTATTACTGGGAGTCAGAAAGAGTATTCATGACTTATTTCATAAGTCATTACATCTACAAGGATTTTGATGACCTAAGTGATTCTGATACCCAGAAGGTCCGTAACAACTGGGAACGAATCGAGAGAGGATTAGATGACTGTTGACAACAATTCTGCAGGCGAAGTTTTCGAACTTCCCTATGTCAGTGAAAGGGAGATGGCTTCCGAACGATTGGTGTTCAACACCACGGAGGATCTCCTACTAGCCATGCAAGATGCAGGCATCACCAAAGGTGAGCTTGCCAGGAAACTTGGTAAATCACCTTCCCATGTTTCGCAGCTGCTTGATGGAACCAGAAACATGACCCTGAGAACATTATCCGACATATCATACGCACTGGGTGCTGAAGCAAGGGTCTCTGTTTTCAGAAATGGGGTTGATGTCTCACATCACATCATTCCACCATTAAGGCAATATGAGACTAGTGAACCCGAACTGAAAGATACTAGTGAAACAAAAATTGTGCGCTTTGTGATAGGAAGTAAGTTTGGCTCTAGCAACGACAACAATGATGTGGGTATTTTATGTTATCAGAGATAAGGCTCATTGAGGTCAGCACTAGCAACATACATTTCAAGCATACCCCTTTGAAAAGTGGTACTAATAGGGGCAATTTTGAAGCTGAGATCGGTGAGATTACTGTCGAAGCCGGTAAAAAATTAAAATCCGATGAAGCACTAAGTATAATTGAGATAACTGCTTCCCCAAAGGTTGTAGGTCTCAGCACGACCAGTGATGGGGCAATCCATGAAACGTTTAACCTGCAATTTGGTTTACGTTTAGTATTCACTTATCCAGACAGTATCGATTTAACACCAGAATTACTTGATGAAAACCGATGGTTCTTTGAATATAATGTAAAAATATTCTTTAAAACACAATGTGAACAAATACTTAAGCCAACAACTATCAAGAATATTGAGCTACCATTTGGGTAGAATCGACCCGGCCACCGCGCCGGGTTTCTTTTGCCTACCCTTTTCGCACTTCCTCAGCTGCAAACCTGAACACCTGTCGCCAAAAATCGTTCTGCTCAATATCCCCCAGCGACTCAAGCATTGAAATGATCGCCTCAGTAGTTGGCGCGTCTCCATGTGATATCAGATTCAGCGTCGCTCTACCTACCGCCTGACATACATCGTTGTAACCCACGTAGAACTTTTCCATAGCCCGCCCTCATCGATGTTTTTATAACCACAAAATAGACCACAAAACATACTACTCGTGCCAACGAACGCAACCTACTAAACTTTTTGTTTATACAAAAGCACTCATTATGTTGACACGCAAATAAACATTGTGTTTAATTACTCCATCAACACAACCACCAAAGCAGGACGCCCACGAAGTAGCCGTCCGGGGCATACGAAAACCGGAATGAGGTGGTGATATTAACGCGCAGTAGGTTTGAAACGTTCCGCCAGCCTGGCGACAAGGGCAAACGAGGGGATTGAGATGAAAGGTAATACGAAAAAAACAGGTGGGGTGGCAGTGTCCGTGAGTTTAGACACCACCGATATTGATTTTCAAATATCTGAATTGCAGAACTTATTAAATTCAGCGCTTGAAGGCGTTCCTGAGGATCTCATCCGCTCGCTTCTTAGCAATCTTCCTGCTGTGCTCGATGACATCATCCTGAGTAATAACCTTTCCGCATGCGGCGCACGATTCGAGATTATCCATCGTGCACGGCTCGGCGCTAAATATGAACGATTTACTGCCGCAATCAGGGCAGGTGAATTTAACCTCGAAAGTCTCTGACATTTCACTTCCTTATTTTGACTGTGGAATGACCAAATTATCAGTTTCCTTCGACTGTGGAAAGCAAGGAACCCTGAAGCCTAACAGGGATAACAAACAGGCACATAAGAGTGGGTTTCGCGGTGGTGAACTGCAGAGTTAAAACGCTCAACTGTGAAGATCAGCATCACGGCACCACCAGCGAAGTTCACTCAGTAATAGTGGAGAACATCATGGTTCATCAGCACTACGGTACACAGACAGTAAACCGCGGCGCAGTTCAGCCGGGAATGCTCGTCAAACACAAAGACTCAACCTGGACGGCATCAGCTAACGCTCGCGGACGTTTGTATCTGCATCGCGGCGTAGAAATGACCTACACCAAGGATTTGCTGGTTGAAGTTTATCTGAACGGTCTGGGGCATGGACTCAGCCACTAGCGGAGGATGTCATGTTAGACAAGAAATGCGGATATTGCGGCAAGCCGGTTAAACCGGAAGAAGTAATCAAAAGCACCCTTCTCTATCGCAACGGCTCACAGCTGGCGCGTAAAGAGAAAGAGTATTGCTCCAGACGTTGCGCTTCGCACGACCAGATGGCTCACGAAGGCTAACGTAAAACCCGCGCAAGGCGGGATCTACGTCCGGTGCCACCGACCAAAGTTACACCGGAAACAACATTAAAACCAAAGTTAACCCAATGGGCGCTATCAATGGTCCGGGGATTCTAACACCCAAAAATGAGGATCTCACATGGAATTCTTTAATGTGGTTAAAGCCACTCAGAAATCCGGAAAGCAAGATGCAGTGGTCTGGTTCACTGCAAAAACTGAGGCTCGCGCCAACCTAATGCTGGATGTCGCACTGGAAGATGCAGGCATCGAAACAGGTCGTGGCAAGGACTACGCCAAACCGATTCGCACTGATTTCCCGGTTGTTGATGACCTTCCGGAAGAAGGTGAAGTTGATTTCACTTGGTGTGATCGTTACGAACTGGCCGAAGACCAGCGCACCTGGAATGTTAAGCAACAGGCTGAAGATGAGTCTGTCGACGACGCCGATACTGAAGACAGCACCGCAGAAGAATCTCAGCAGTCAGAGCAGCCGAACCTGATCGTCGTTGCCACCCTGCCATTCCGTCAGCGTGTACTGGCTCAGTTCATCGGTGATGGTGAATATCTCTATCACATCGACGCTGGGCAGAAAAACGAGATTGTCCGCCTTGAGATGGACACTGATGACACGTACATCCAGAACCTGTTGCTGGCTGCAGAGAATGTGGAAGCATTCAAAAAAGCCATTGAGCACGATATTCATAAGGTCGTGAATGCCGTTAAGAAAGTCTTCCCTGTCGACGGTAAAAAACCGGAGCTGGCAACAGTTATCCAGTTCCTGACGGTGTGGTTCAAAACTGAATACATCGATCGCGGCCTGCTGGTCAAGGAATGGCAGAAAGGCAATCGTGTAACAACCATTAATCGCACACCTTCAGGTGCGAGCGCCGGCGGCGGCATTGTCTCTGACCGTAAATTCCCGCAAACCATTCTCGGTCTGGAGCATGAGATTGCTCTGGCTTTACGTGCACGTGACCGCGAATTTGATATTTACAACGTCCCTCTGGATATAGAACTGCAGGCAAACTCCATCATGAATAAGATGGACGATCCCGAATGGCTGGCGACTCGAGAGAGATTCGTTTCAATTCCTGGTGGCCTGGACTACTCACGTGCCTGCATCATCGCAACAGTAAAAACCACACCAGAGGGGCTTTATGCTGATCCTGTAAAACACCAAGAATATTTGAATAGAGTACTTACGGAAACCGACCACGCCAACCCTGATCCATTGCTCGTTGATATAGCCTGCGGTCGTTCGTCTATGCCTGTACCTATGAAACAGGAAAAAGTAACGGCCGAAGAGGTAAACAAAATTCTTGCAGCTTCCCGCGGCGAATATGTCGAGGGGATTAGTGACCCTACAGACCCGAAATGGATCACAGAAGACCTCGCATTCACCGCCCAACAAATAGATGACCGTTCACCACTTAATGAGGAAACCACCAGCGATGTGCAGATGGAAGAAACTATCAGTGATGAAGAACAGGCTGGTGATGAAGTGCTGTCAGGCGAAAGCAGTCTGGAAACTGGTGAAGAGTCACATACCGGCCAGCAAGCCGATGTAAACCAGAATACGGATTCTGTCGCCCAAAATAGCGATTCTGTAAACCAAACCGAACCAGTTGCTACGCAAACCGAGCCAGAAGCGCAATCTGACGAACCGGCTGTTGTGTACCCTGCTTACTTTGAGCCAGGCCGCTATGAAGGATTGCCGAACGAGGTTTATCACGCAGCGAACGGTATCAGCTCAACCCAGGTGAAAGACGCACGTGTGTCCCTGATGTACTTCAATGCCCGCCACGTAGAAAAGACCATCGTCAAAGAGCGCTCTCCGGTGCTGGACATGGGCAACCTGGTGCATGCGCTGGCGCTGCAACCAGAACAACTGGACGCCGAATTCAGCGTTGAACCTGTAATCCCGGAAGGTGCGTTCACCACGACGGCAACGATCCGCGCTTTTATCGATGAGCACAACGCCAGCCTGCCGGCGCTGCTGTCTGCCGACGACATCAAAGCGCTGCTGGAAGAATACAACGCCACCCTGCCGCCGCAGGTGCCGCTCGGCGCTTCGCTTGAAGAAACCGGACAGAGTTACATGGCGCTGCCCGCGGAGTTCCAGCGAATTGAAGATGGCCAGAAACAAACCGCAGCGGCGATGAAAGCCTGCATCAAGGAATACAACGCCACTCTGCCCGCACAGGTGAAAACCAGCGGTAGCCGTGATGCGTTACTCGAGCAACTGGCAATCATCAATCCCAACCTGGTGGCGCAGGAAGCTCAGAAGCCGCAACCGCTGAAAGTGTCCGGTACCAAATCGGATCTGATTCAGGTCGTTAAGTCTGTTAATCCAGACGCCGTCTTTGCCGACGAACTGCTGGATGCGTGGCGCGAGAATCCGCAAGGGAAAGTGCTGGTCACCCGTCAGCAATTGAGCACCGCGCTGGCTATTCAGTCGGCATTACTGGCACACCCAACCGCCGGGATGCTGCTTCAGCATCCGAGTCGCGCTGTTGAGGTGAGCTACTTTGGCTTTGACGACGAAACCGGTCTGGAAGTCCGCGTTCGTCCAGATCTTGAGATCGACCTGGACGGCGTGCGCATCGGCGCCGACCTGAAAACCATCAGCATGTGGAACATTAAACAGGAAGGTTTGCGCGCCAAACTGCACCGGGAAATCATCGACCGTGACTACCACCTGAGCGCCGCCATGTATTGCGAGACCGCGGCACTGGACCAGTTCTTCTGGATTTTCGTCAACAAAGACGAGAACTACCACTGGATCGCCATCATCGAGGCATCCGCTGAACTGCTGGAGCTGGGCATGCTCGAGTACCGCAAGGCGATGCGCGCTATCGCTACCGGCTTTGACACTGGCGAATGGCCAGCGCCGATAACCGCTGATTACACCGACGAACTGAACGACTTCGACCTGCGCCGCCTTGAAGCGCTGCGTACTCAGGCATAAGGGGAACGATGATGGAAAACATGAATATCGTAACTGCAGAGCAACAGGCTCCGAACACTATTTCCGCCAGCAACGCCATTTTTAATGTTCAAGCATTAACGCAGCTTCAGTCTGTGGCGGGATTGATGGCACAGGCTGCCGTTACGGTTCCCGAGCATCTTCGCGGGAATCCTGCCGACTGCATGGCAATCATCATGCAGGCCATGCAATGGGGCATGAACCCTTACGCAGTGGCGCAGAAAACGCACCTGGTCAACGGCGTGTTGGGTTACGAAGCGCAACTGGTTAACGCGGTGATTTCGAGCTCAAACGCAATCGTGGGCCGCTTCCACTATGAGTACGATGGCGACTGGTCAAAATGCGCCAGCAGCCGTGAAGAGATAGTCAAGAAGCCTGCAAAAGGCGGTGGGACGTACGACAAGAAAGAAATGGTACGGGGCTGGAACAGCGCCGATGAGCAAGGTTTGTCGGTTCGTGTGGGCGCCGTCATTCGCGGCGAAAGTGAGATTACCTGGGGCGAACCGGTATTCCTCTCCAGCGTGATTACACGTAACTCTCCACTGTGGATTTCGAACCCGAAACAGCAGATCGCATATCTGGCCCTTAAATACTGGGCGAGGCTGTACTGCCCTGCGGTCGTTCTCGGCGTGTATACCCCGGATGAAGTCGAGCAGCGCACAGAAAAGGAGATTAACCCGGCGCCGCAACGCGTTAGCCTGGCGGATATCTCAGGTGACACCGTCACAACCACACAGAGCGCACAGGAATCATCGGTAAATATCGGCTCACTGGCCGATGATTTCCGCGAACGCATCGATGCTGCACAGGATGTTGATAGCGCCAAAGCGCTGCGTGCTGATATCGAAAGCGCGAAGGTCACGCTCGGTTCTGCCCTGTTCACCGAACTGAAGAACAAAGCGGTGAAGCGCTACTACCTGGTTGATTCACGTAACAAGGTTGAAGCCGCGATCAACTCTCTGCCGTCTCCGGACGAACCGGGCGCAGCAGAACGATTCGCCGAAGTTGAGCGAGTGCTGGCAACCAATAAGCGTCACATGGGCGACGAGCTGCACGATCAGTTCAGCATCACCCTGGCTGATATGAAACCGGAATACGTGGGCTAAGGGAGGCGGGAGGGTTCGCCCTCCCGGTAACGATATGAGTAAATCTTTAAACGCGCGCTGCATCCGTCGCTGGGAAATTGAGTTCAAAGGCCGTTGCGACTCGAAAGTAAGTCCTTGGTGGCGCAAACACCACCTCCGCGGTTACATCCGGGAATGCGCCCTGACAACTGCCGACTGCATGGTTGAGTGCATGGCTGAGGACAACGCTCTGGTTGATTTTCAAGGTAATGGTCGCGGTTGGTCACCTGCGTTCTCTGCCTGGTATGACCAACGTCGTAAGCAGTACCGAAAAGAAGCGTTGAGCTACCTCAATGAAGATGCCAGCAACGACGAGATCGACGAAGAGATTCAGAACGAGCTGGAGGCCTGGAATGACTGAGCTGAATTATAACCCGGCAGCCCCCGACAAAATGCAACTCCCGAAGGGTAAGACCTGCGGCGACTGCGCCCATATCCGTCGCTGTAAGGCAATTTTCGGGCATACCGAAACCGATGCATATTGCGACTGGTCGCCATCCCGAGCGGTTTTCCGTCAACCATCCAACCCAGAAGGCGGTGACCATGCGACTAATTAACCGCGGAAATCAGCAATCCCCATTAGCACGCCAGGCATGCGACATCGCACTGGCTACCCACCAGCAACGCTACGGCGACTATGGCCGCAGCAAGATGAAGGAGACGTACACGGTGAGAGTTGAAGGTGTGAAGGTCTGGGTGGAAGTGGTTAACCGTAAAGCCAGCTACGTGGCCACGGCGATGACAGGTATGCGCCGACTGCGTGCGCTGCCGGGTCAGGTTTCTTGATAACGATATTTCATTAACAGTTTTCCGGCAGCTCTATAATGAGTTGCCGGATCCGGAGGTAGTATGGCCAAGCTTCTTAATCTGCAGGAATGGGCGAATTCAACTTACTCAACCCCGCCGTCTCTTTCAACACTTCGCCGCTGGGCGCGGGAGGGGCGCATTTACCCTGCTCCGGAACTTCACGGCAAAGAATATAAGGTTCAGCCTGACGCCATCTATGTGGATCCGAGCAAGAAGAACCTTCGCCCCAAATCAAAACGCTTAGCGCTGCCAACTGGCGGCACTCTACTGGAGAGACTGACTCATGGCGAAAAGGCCAGTACGTTACGACGCTAACCTGCCCCGTAACCTGACCTATCGTAAAAGAGACAGGCTTTATAGCTGGCGAAACCCGATTACCGGTCAAGAATTATCTCTTGGCCGGATCGACAGAAAGGACGCCATTTCTCAGGCCATCGAGGCCAACAACTACATCGACCAAAATTACCTTCCGTCAGCGCTGCTGGACCGCATAAAGGAAACACCTACATTTACGGTGAAAGCGTGGCTCGAGCGCTACGAAGTAATTCTTGAGCGAAGAGAATTGAAGCCCAACACGATGAAGGTCAGGCGCAATCAGATCGCCACTATCAGTGATGAATTCGGACGTATGCCGCTATCGGCGGTCAGCACAAAGGACGTATCTACTTTCCTGGAGAGTTACATACTCTGCGATAAGAAGAGCATGGCCTCAGGCCTGCGATCGGTATTGTTGGATATTTTCAGGGAGGCGATCGTCGAGGGACATATTGAAAGGAACCCGGCAGAGCCGACAAGAACGCCGACGCCAAAAGTTAAGCGTGAGCGTCTTTTACTCGAGCAGTTCGAGATAATAAGGGATGCCGCAACCGCCCATTCCGAATGGGCTGCAAACGCATGTGATCTGGCACTTGTCACCGGGCAAAGAAGAGAGGACGTATCGTTGTTCAGATTCAGCGATATCAGGGATGGAAGGTTGTTTGTCACGCAGGAAAAGACAGGTCACAAATTGGCGTTGTCACTTGATTTGCGACTGGACTCTGCTGATTTGGTGCTGCAGGATATTATCGACCGTTGTCGTAAAAACAACCCGTCAGACTTCATGCTTTATTCTGCGGTAAGGCGTGGCGGCAGGAAGCCAGGTCCGTTAACCCCGGACGGAATCACCCAAGCATTTTCTGATATCAGGGATTCCACAGAGTTAAAGTTTGGCCCCAACCCTCCCCCGTTCCATGAGATCAGGAGCTTGTCGAGCAGACTCTATGAAAGAGAGCGCGGAGAGGATTTCGCACAGAGACTGTTGGGGCATAAAAATTTAACAATGACCAAAAAATACCTGGACGCACGCGGTGCAGAATATGTCATGGTTTAGACAGGATATGGAAATTTCGAGTAATTTTCGTGGGATTTCGTGAAAGCACCGAAAAAACCCAATGAAAACAGATAGATAAAAAGAGACCGAATACGATTCCTGTATTCGGTCCAGGGAAATGGCTCTTGGGAGAGAGCCGTGCGCTAAAAGTTGGCATTAATGCAGGCTAAGTTACCCTGCCATTTAAGAATAGATGACAGCGCCAGGTTTTCCAGTCCGCGACTAAAGTGGCCTGAAAAAAAGGACGATTGTCACACATCCAAACGTAAAAACCGCAAGTTCTCCTGAGAGAGCCTTGCGGTTTTTTATTGGAAATCAGAACGCTACATCTGACAATTAGCAGAGCTTTTCTGCACGCTCCACAAACGGTGCGAGGCTCATTTTTTCGCCCGGTTTCGCCGGGTCGTCAATCTGGATAATCTCGATTGGCTTCGCCGTAGTTTTCCCACTCTCTACCTGCTGTCTGGCAACATCATTCAATGGGTATTGCACCAGCGTACTGGGATTGATGACATACAGCGCGTTACCTGGACGGCAGGTCAGCATCACCTCTTCCCGATTAAACGCCCACTTATCCTTGCCAACCTCAAAACGGCTGACGGTGATGACCTGTGGCGCAGCCAGCGCGGCCCCTGAACTTGCCAGTAGTAATAACGAGATAATGATTTTTTTCAT